TGGCGACATAGATATCTCGTTCCCAAGGTATCATATTTTCAAGTTCGGTAAGACTATACTTATGGTGTTGCATCAATGAAAAGTTAGTCTTGTAGTAATTTCTTAAATCATCATAACCAAGTATTAGGCGAAAAAACTTTCAAGGCCCTCCACATGCAAGTGGTGTTCAAAACCACATTTAGAGCATGTAATATCAAGGTCTTTCTTTAACTTAGGTACACTATTGAAGAATTTTTCAAGTTTCTCAAATTGTTCTTGGCTTAATTGTTCAATGAAATCAACCAATTCTTCCGTGGTTTGGTCTCTTGCATAGTGAAATTGTTCGCCGTCATAAATGTGTTCAATAGAATTGGCTATCATATGAAAGGTAACTTCTGTAATGTCATCCATTTCAATAGAATCACTAATCAATTTGAATGGTGGATATTTCATCTTAATCATAATCTTGTCATTCAATTGAATTTCTGGATCCACATATTCTTCTTGTACTGGCATAATTTGAGTCAAATCAATTTTGGCCTCCATGATGTTACCACAGGCCACATCTTCAACCTCATTGTTGCAACGATACTTAGAATCGGCAACCTCACCAACGGATTTTGCCCGCAATTGCAGGAAGTAATACTCAATATCAATGATTGGAAGTTCATCAATGTCTACATCTTTGTTCAATGTACAGACATTTAAGATTTCTCTCACATTATGTTGAATCGTTTTTGCATCTGATGATTCCATGGCCATCATCAAAGATTTTTGTTCTTTGACTAAGTATGGTCTAAATTTTATATACTTCTTGGAAAGAGGTAATTCCAATTCGTATGTTGGCACTTCAAGTTTTGGTAAAGCCATAATAACTCCTATATCATTTATTAAAAGTTGTTGGTTTTTCTAGTGATGTTGCCATTGAATTGAAACCACTTCCAATAGCACCACTGATTGATCCACCAAGTCCACCCATTTCACTGACCACAGAATCGAGGCCAGCATCCAGTAATTCCATACCCAATGCTTGTAGGGAATTGTTTTTCCAATATGTGTACGCAAAAGTCACCGTCAATTTGTGGTAACTATCGCCATTCCAATCTAAGTCTAGTTGATTCATAGAAATTGGATATGCATCAAACAAATTTATTGTGTATGACAATTTGTTTGTAACATCATATTGATTGATTGTTATAGTTGTTGTATAATTTTCTTTATAACGCATATTGTAATTGTATGTTGGGTTGATATAGTTCAACCATGCATCAAAGAAAACCCTTTGTTGCATATCATCATCAACAATAAATGTCAAATCAATATCGTTATATGTTGTTAGGTACGGATGTTTTTCCACCGGACCGTATGTTTTTTGTTCTGTTGTTGCAAATGTGCGAGCAGGCAAATTAGCATTCTCACATCGGTAAACCAGATTGCGAGATGTTTTGATATACGGAATCAAGGTTAAAGGTACAGGAATATCAACATCGAATCTGTTGCTTCGTGCTAAGTCTCCCTTAAAGCTTGATTTGAAATCGTTAATTGAACGTGCCATTTATGAGTTCCTTATTTCTTGAACGGAATCTTTCCAGACTTCTTGTGGTTTTGCCTTCTTGAACTGCTGAATTGGTAGATATGTTGCAATATCCCATTCATTAGGTTCCACAGCCAGAATTCTAGATTTTATGTGGCTGTATAGGTAGTGTTTGATACAAGGCCTAAATTCTTTTAGCTTGGAAGAAGCCTCCAGGATTTGATAGGTGATGCGGATTCGCTTTATTTCATCATTCTCATCATAGATTGCAAAGTTCAGTAACTTACGCAGGAAAAGAACCCTATAACGTAACGGTAAATAATGTAGGTTTAGACCTATGAACCCATCAGTTTGTCTTTTGAGTGGCAATACCAATGGAAATCTATCATAATATGGTAAATCTGCCTTGCCTTTTGGATCATAAACAAAGTAATACATACCACCCATCAAGAATTTTTGTCTATCGCCTGGTCTAGTCCATCTACCTTGTTCTTTCGTAATAGGAAGAGATAGTCGGCTAGGATTTCTAAGACCTGCAATTTTTTGCATTAACCAACGCAAAGACTCACGGCTCATCGTTGGATATTGAGCTTCAGCCTTTTGTTCGGATAGTTTAGTAAGTATGGATTTTGTTGTCATTGGATATTTAGTTAGAGTCCTAAGTGATCCTCAGTTATTAACTTAAACTCCCAACCCCTATCTTTGCAGTATTCTGTNGCGGCNGCCCATTTGGCCTGATTGACACCCCAAGTTGCTACCTCAGTGATATATCGCTTAGTCACTCGTCTTTGTTGTTCAGGTGGTTTTGTTTGATATTTTGGTTTAACTTCAAGCATCATCGTTTTTGTTTTACCATCTTGACCACGGACTTTGACAACAAAATCAGGAAAATAACGATGCATACGGCCATCGACAGGTGATTTGTATGGAATTATCAATTCTTCTGATGCCCACGACACAATACTTGGATTTTTGTCGAGCCAATTCATCACTCTACATTCCCATGAAGAGCGATATACGATATTTTCGTGGTTTCCCATGTACTTCTGNGGGTTTGAAGGTTTAAATCGTCCTGAATATGCCATAAATAGTATATATCACTTTTTTAGAAAACAACGATGGCAATAATCTCAATACCAACATCAATTGGCGGAATTAATATACCGGGCGGGATATTTGATGGTCCACTGTCTGACCTAGACAAAAAAGACGGAACATTCTTCTATAAGTATCCGAGGGACTTGGAAAGTGCAACAAGAGCACATTCTGTTGATTTTACATTTCAGGAAATAAAAGAAGTTAAATTACAAACAATAGTAAATGTGGTCCAAGCTAAGATTGATAACCTCACTAGCGGTGCAACCGGTGACGCAGTTTTGGATTTGGGTGCTAATACACTTGATAGTATTGCGGGTGCTGCTACAACAGTAGTTGATGAGGCAAAAAAAGGCCCAAGTCCAGAACAAATGATCGGCAACGCAACAAAAGCAGCTTTTGGTATGGGACCCAGTTTACTTAAAACAGGTTCAAGTTTGATAGAAAAAGGCAGCCAGTTTTTAAGAGAACCAGAAACCACAAATATTGGTCACATAAGTCTATATATGCCTGAGGCTTTTAATTTGGCTACATCTATCCAGTATGATAGTACTACTAGTATTGCTACATCTATGGGTGCAATACCTTTGTTGGGAAGATTGGTTAAAGGAGTAACAAATGTGGCCGAAGGTGCAGGCAACGAGGCATTTAAAGTTGCTTTAAATAGAGCAGGATTTGTTTTTAATCCACAGAGACAAGTATTATTCCAAGGCATTGAATTCAGACAATTTAATATGTCTTTCACATTTACTCCTTATTCACAAGATGAAGCGGAACAAGTTAAACAAATAATTCAAAAATTTAGAATGTATGCATCACCAAAAAGAAATCCCGAACTAATTGGCAATATGTTTTGGGTACCACCAGCAATCTTTGATATTGATTTCAGAATGAATGGTGCTCACAATAAACATTTACCAAAATTGCAAAAATGTATTATCAACAATATTGATGTTAATTATGCACCAAATGGATGGACAACTCATACGGATGGTGCACCGATACAAACAATAATGACACTCGATTTACAAGAAATTTATCTTGTTGGCCGAGACCAAATATCAGACGGATATTAAAAATGCAATATTTCAATTCTTTACCAAAAATTATATACAGAGATAAAAGTAATATATCAACTGTGTATACCAATTTACTGGCTAGAACCAATATCATTCCAAGTATATTAAGAAATGTTCTTTCTTATTATCAATATGATATAAAAGATGATGATACTCCCGAAATTATTGCTCACAAATATTATGGCGACATGAATCGTTTTTGGATAGTTTTATATTCTAATCAAATTATAGATCCACAGTGGGATTGGCCATTGAGTGGTAATAAATTTAATAGTTACATTGAATCTAAATTGGGTAATACCAAAGATAATTTACACCACTATGAAAAAGTCATAACCACAACAAATCGAACATCAGGTACAGATAATGATATCACCACCACTGTGGAAAAATATGAAATTTCAACAGAAGATTATACGACATTATCACAAACCTTAACAAATGGTTCAAGAACATATACATATAGTTTACCAAATGAAAATATAACGGTGTTAATTGAGGCCAGAGGAGTTACAAATTTTGATTATGAATACGATTTAAATGAATCCAAAAGAAATATACAACTATTAAATAAAGATTATGCTGCACAATTGGAAGAAGAATTTATGACATTGATGGAAACAAATGTCTAAGTACGCACAAGATTTTAATTTAGAATGGCTTGATATCATCATTGACAACGGCCAATCCATTAAACTCAAATTAATGTTTGTGGAACTAAATCTATTTGAGGACTTGTTTTCATTTACTTGTTCAGGCAATGTAATATTGGAGGATGCTCTTGGTTTAATTGAAAAATTAAAATTAGATGGTTCTGAAATACTTGATATGGGATACAGAAAATTTGCAGATGGTGAAGTAGATCAAAGAAGATTTAGAATATACAAAATTGGTAATAGAAAGCCTAAAGGTAATAAAAATTTAGAATATTTCACAATGTACTTCACTTCTGAAGAATTGTTTATATCAGAACAATTAAAAATAACCAAGTCCTTCAAAGGAATGGATATAAGCAACATGATTGCTAGAA